GACTCACCAAAAAGTACCTGAATGAAGTGAGGACTTGGGGAGTGAATCAAGCTAAATGGGAAGCAGCGATAGATTACTGTAAAGGTCGTGGTTGGAAGTTCCAAATACTTACAGAAAAAGAGCTGTACAAAAAGAATAAATAGTACCATAACAGGGGAAATAGATGGCAGCAATATTTGACGATATACTCGCAGCAGGTGTTCGTAAAGGACAGATCCCTGCCCGCACGCAAGCTGCCAGAGATTGGTTTAGGGATAAGGCTAGAACGCAAAGAAGTGCTGCTGTTTATCCAGATAATATCATTAAGACTAGCGATAAAAGAAAGTCACGAGTCTTAATCGGTAGAATGTACCACTTTAAATATGAACCGAAAGGCGCAAAAGACTTACCTTATTATGATAGATTCCCGCTAATCTTCATGGTTGGGGTTGCTCCTGGAGGCTTCCACGGTATCAATTTACACTACCTTCCACCGCAACTTAGAGCCAGATTAATGGACGCTTTGTATGATATTACAAATAATACGAAATATGACGAGTCTACAAAGCTAAAAGTGACATATGATGTACTAAATAGTGCTAGCAAATACAGGTTTTTCAAACCAACCTTTAAGCATTATCTCAGTTCTCAGGTCAGATCGAAGTTTATTGAGATCAATTCTACCGAATGGGATACTGCGCTATTCCTTCCAACAGAAAGGTTTATGAAAGCCAAGAAAACTAAAGTTTGGTCAGACAGTAGGAAAAGAATCTAATGGGATTTAATGTTAACACCATGGTATCGTCTCTTAATAAAAGTGGCGTTGCTAAAACTTCTCACTTTGAAGTCTTCATTCAAGGTGGCGGTGACATGTCCACAGAACGTGAACTTAGTTATCGAGCAGAAACAGTTGACATTCCTGGAAGAAGCATTTCTTCATTGGAACATAAGTTCCAAAACTACGGTCCAATAAACAAAGTGGCTTATGGGTCAATCTATGGCGATGTGACGGTTCAATTCATCATGAGTCAGGATATGAGGGAAAAGGAATACTTTGAAATCTGGCAAGACAAGATGGTTGGTACAGGCGCATTCGCTGACGGGCAACCTCAATTTAATACAAAATATTTTGACAACTATGCTGGCACTGTAGAGATACGGCAGTATGGTTCGCATGGAAATCTGCATTCAATACATACACTAAACGAAGCATACCCGCTAATCATAAACCCGATAACAATGAGTTGGGGTGAAGATAATGCTGCGAGATTAGGCGTGACGTTTGCTTACAGAAATTATAAGTGTCTATACACTAAGCAAGACCAGCCCGAAAAGGGGTTTGGGTTTTCAGTCAGACTTGGAACTGGTGGTATAAGCGGAAGTGTGAATATACCAAGCCTCGGGAGTATTGTTGGGGCAAGTGGAGTTGGCGGTCAAATTAATGCTGCTGTCGGTAACATAAATAACAGAGTTGCCTCAATTAGAAGCGCATTACAATTTTAAATTATTTTATATAACTGGAGAATATCATGGCTTTACCATCATTATCTGCGCCTGAGTTTTTGACGAAAGTGCCGTCGACAGGAGAGGAGATAAAATATAGACCCTTCTTGGTCAAAGAAGAAAAAATACTTCTTATGGCTTTAGAGGGGAATGATCAAAGCGAGATTACTAATGCCATTATGAAAATACTTGGCAACTGTATCTTGAGTGACGTTGATCTAAAAAAATTAGCGACGTTCGATGTAGAATACTTATTCTTGAAGTTGCGAGGAAAGTCTGTCGGGGAAGTGATAGAATTAAAAATTGGACACTCCGACCCAGACAATCCGTGTCAATACAGAACTGAGATTGAAATTAATATTGATGCCATTGAAGTTGTTGGAGAGTTGCCAAGCGATAAGATTCAACTGGATGACTCTATCGGTGTTAAACTTAGATTTGCTGGAATGAGCGATATAGGAGGCGTTGATACCGATTCTTCTTCAGATTTGTTTAATATGATAGCAGGTTGTATTGAGTATGTTTATGATGAAGAAAATGTTTATGGCGAATTCAGTAAAAAAGAAATGGAACAATGGCTAGAACAATTGAGTTCCGAGCAGTTTGCTAAGATTACTGAGTTTTTTAATAATGCTCCAAAGCTACAGCAGGTTGTGAAATGGAAGTGCCCAGAATGTGGCGAAGAAGATGAGATGACCCTGGAGGGACTCGCAGCTTTTTTTACATAAGCATGGTACATGAATCGCTGGCGAATATGTACCAGATGAACTTCGCTCTAATGCAACACCATAACTACAGCTTATCTGAGCTGGATGATATGATTCCGTTTGAGCGTGATATTTACGTCACTCTCTTAGAACAATTCCTAAGAGAGCAAGAAGAAGAAATGAAGAATAGGAAATAATGATGTCAGAAGAAACTGAAAATAAACAAGTGTTTCACCCAGCCGATACAAACGGAGATGGTAAAGTGAGTGAAGCTGAAGAAAGGTTGTACTTAGAATTTAAAAGAAAAGAACTTGAAGACGCAGACGCCATGCGTGATGCTCAGCGCAATATGACATGGTTCGCTCTTGCTGGTTTGTTACTATACCCATTCGCTGTTGTTATTGCAGCGTTAGTAGGACTAGACGAAGCGCAGAAAACATTAGGTAGTATGGCACCAACATACTTCGTTTCTGTTGCTGGTATCGTTGCTGCTTTCTTTGGGTTCCAAAATAAAAAGAAATAGGATTAGCTAATGGCTCAATCACAACTTCCGGAAGTCTTACAAAATAATTTGGATACTAATAGACTAGTAGCCCAGAATCAAGAACAGCTAGCAAAGGCTATGCGGTCGTTTACCGCCAGCAATAAGACTTTTGCTAAGACATCGGTAGCGCTAAACGATTTCGCCAAACAACAAATTACAAAGTTAAATCCATTTAAAAGTTTGAAAGATAAATTTGACAAATCATTTATCGGTCAGAGGCGTGCTCAGAAAAAAGAAGAAGAAGCATTAGCGAAAAAAGCTGGAATCACACGTGATGAACTTTTACTACTCAAAGCCCAAAAGGATTTAAAAGATTCTCAACAAGATGCAGCTGACTCGCTGCAAAAATCTCTTGAAGAATATGGGCTGAATACGAATACATTTTTCAATCAGCAAGGAGAGCTTCAAGCTAGAATGGCTGATCGTGATGAAAGTGGAAGATTCCAATCAGCCAGAACAATTGTTGATGGTATTGTGAGTTCCATGGAAGGAAGATCTATACAAGAAATTGAAGAGCGTAGAGAACAAGCAAGGCGTGATGAAGAACAAACAACTTTAATGGCTTCACTAGTTGGCGGAATTAAAGATTTAGGAGAAAGCCTAGTCAAAGGGTTAAAAGACTTGGGGAAAAAAGGCGGTATGGGTCTTGGGGGTCTAGCTGCATTAATTGCTGCCCCTATCATAACAATAGTTGCATTTTTTGGTCAACTCAAAGCTGAGTTTAAAGTATTAAACAATCTCACAAGAGGAAAATTGTTTGCACCATTCCAGAAATTCGGCAACTGGGTAAAAGGTCTTGGTAGTCAGTTTAAAGCGTTCGCTTTTGAAAAGTTTGGTAGAGTTTTGACCCCTATCAGCGATTCGGTCAGCAGAGGAATACAAAGACTTAAAGAAATCGGAACCTCCATAAAAGCAGTGTTTGGGCAGGGCGGTAAATTCGCCAGTATAGGAAAAGCAATCTCGGACGGATTCAAACCTGTAGCTAAATTCGCAGGATCAGCTGGTAGACTTCTTGGTAAACTATTTCTACCAGTGACAATCATCATGAGCGTCATCGATGCAGTCAAGGGGTTTATGGAAGGATTCTCCGAGGAAGGTATTCTCGGTGGTATCACGGGTGCGTTTGAAGGAGTCATCACTGGACTAGTTGCTGTTCCCCTCGATCTACTCAAAGATTTGGTTTCATGGATTGCTGGGAAGCTAGGGTTTGAAGGGTTATCTGAGAAACTCGACAGCTTCTCTTTCGCTGAAATGTTTGCCAAATTCTTCGACTTTATCCAGAATATAAGACTAGCAATTGGCGACTGGATTCAAGATAAACTATTGAGCTTGAAGTCTCTACGCCCAGAATGGCTTGGGGGGTTGAGCGATGAAGAGATTGCTCAGGAAAGAGCTAACTTAGATGCGGAACGTGCGGCACGTGATGATCTTATAGCAGAAAACAGGCTGAAGAAAACTGCTAAGAACAAAGGCATTTCAGTTGAAGAACTGAAAAAGAATATGCTTGCGGATGAAGCAAATGAGAAACAAGCAGCTGAGTTCGCCAAAAACAAAACAGAAGGTAGAGGAGCAGGCGGAGCAGGAGGAAATAAAGGATCTGAGATCAACGCACAGTCTGCTCAGGCTGCTGCTGGAGCTGGGAACGTAGTAGTTACAACTATCGCACCCACTAATGTTAATGCCCCAACTTCAACTAATGTTTCTAACCAAACAAACGTAACGCCAACTGCTACTAGAAGTAGAAATAGAAACAGAAGAATGGGCAGAACAGCTTACGCATAAAAAAAGGGAGCCGAAGCTCCCCCAAAACCTACCAAGAGAATTTTAATCTTCTTCAGCTAGTTTCTCAAAGAACGATAGACTATCATCTTCCTCATCCTGAGCAGGAGCTGCAGCTACTGGAGCTGGTTTAGCCTCTGCGACTGGAGTCGGCTTTTCAAATGGAATCTCATCATCCTCTGCTTCCATAGCTGAAGTGGTTGGGGCAGGTGCGCTACCTAAACCTAGAACACGATTCAATTTAGCCTGTAACTCAGCATAAGATTTAAAGTTCTTACGATCTAGGAACTCAGCTAGTGAGTATAATCCCTCGTAACATTTCTCGAGAGAATCATCATCACCACCTAACAGTTCGCTAGATGAATCAAACTCAGACTTGTCATAGTTACGATAACCATCAACCTGACGGATCTTAAGTTTAAAGTCAGCACCTTCCCAGAAATCAAATGGGTTGATTGCTTGCTCATCTTCAAACGCTGGATTCATTGCTTCGTTCAGCTTATCAAAGATTTTCTTACCATACTGATACAAGAACACCTTTCCTTCATTCGATGGGTTAGACGGATCTTTAACCACCATAATGTTAGAGACGTACTTGAGTCGACGCTTCTGCTGACGAGCCTGATCTTTACCAGCATCAGTTCCGTTGTTCCATAATGTAGTATTGAACTCAGAAACTGGATCTTTTTCGCCAATAGTTGTTAGGGAGTTTTCAATGTACCAACCACCCTTACCTTGGAAACCGTGATCGAAGATACGAACCCATGGTAGATCTTCACCTTTCGGTTCAGGCAAGAAACGAATTACTGCGTAACCATTACCTGCTTTATCTACTTCTGGCTTCCAGAAACGATCGTCTCCGCTTGGCTTGGTGCCAGCAGATAGTTTGTTTCCTTCGGATACTAGTTTGCTAAGAGAGTTAGCACGATTTTTCTTGAGTGATGCAAATGACATATTTGTATTCCTTCTGTATTTACGTTGTATTTTAGTTTATCCACAATATTTCATAATATAGGGTACTGCTAGTATATACTTCTTTTGAGGAGAAGTCAACCTTTTTTTATTTATAATACTTGAGAACCACGTCTTTAAGTTTTTTCTTTTCGGTTGGTGAGAACTGCTCAAGGAATGGGGAGTATTTTTTCATCAACTTAATCGTATCGTTTAACACGATATCGTCATACTTCTCCCATAGTTTTGTAAACCCAACCAACTTATCAAGCAACACCATCGTTTCAATAGCAATTCTACCTTGAGCGAAGTGTCGATATATCAGCGGATGACTTCCGTCAATAGCCAAGAAGAGATTGTTAAAATCTTCATCAATATCACACAAGTAAGATACATCTTCCGAGAAGCGGTATGTCAATGACTCGACACGTTTCTTCCAAGATACTAGGACATCGGTAGAACCGCTACCCATCATCTCACCAATCCACTTATTATTAATACTGGTGTTGTTTACATAGTTAGCCACTAAAAACTTTAGAAAGTCTTCACGTTTAAATCGCTTCGACGCTTTCTCAAAAAAGTATTTGTCACGTCTAGTTAGATATGCATTTTCCTTTGCGTTTGTTTTTCCATTATATTTAAAGAAGTCATATGAGTCGCGAACAAAGTGCTGACTCACAGCAAGATAAGTCTTGTAACATTCAAATCCTGACATCATTTCGTCATCTTTCTCCATAATCAAATAGGAAGTCTTGCGCCCTTAGCAAGAAAATTTAAATCTTGGGCTTCAACTTCCAGCTTACCTTTTATAACAGTGTTTAATAACTTAGCAGCAACTTCGATTTCCATTTCGTTTGTTTCACACCACCAACAAACAGCATCCAAATAACTTATCCGCTTTTCAATAACAACTTTCTCGATGATCCCTGAAAACTTTGCTGTTGTCATTACTTCAACCATCTATTACTCCCATCTGTAGAATATGTGATCAGCTATCTCGATCGTTTTAGTTTTGGTAACAGCCCAGTCTGGCATGACATAGTCAGCGTGGTAGTGAGTTGCTCCTTCAGTTATATCAATTATTGTACTACGATTCTTCATATAAGTCAAGAGTAATTTCTTGATCTTACCGAATGTTTTCCAGTCAGCAATCGTATCAGCTTTACCGTCACAATACCATGAGAACTGACATTTATTTTTGATTGGTATTTGTTCACCTGTCAACCACGATGCTCTGGTCAACCCTTGAGTGACCACCTCTCTAATCGTGTTGGGGTATCTTTTATCGGAAACTCTATTTAGTGTAACCATCGCCACTGCAAGTTGCCCAGCGACTCCCTGATTCCTAGCTTCAAAATAAACATTCTTTGCTAGCCAATTTAACTGAACATCTGTAACACTTTCTGTAGAATGACCAGCACTACTCAAGGTCAGTATAATTGCGGTAACGAAAACCTTTTGCATTTCTATCTTTTTCATAATCATTCTCATCAAACGTCTCCAAAAATTCATAAGAAGCAAAACATTCTTCAATATCAGAAAAGCTATCAAACTGCCAAGCGAGAACTGGGATTGTTGTATATGCGTTCAACACCCGATCTCTTTGCATTTTCGCAAATATCTCATCTAGTGGATCATTAAATTTTAAAATTTCATTTATAACTTTATCATAACACGTGTCTCTAAATACCATTGAGTGAGTTGTTCGAGTGCTCACACATTTACTCAAATGTTCTGTTATTTTATGCGGATAATGGTCTACATGATTACCGCCAAAATACAATACATCCCAATCATCAGGAACGTCATTTAGAAATTTATCAGCACGGTCAAGGAATGATTCTCTAAAAACCACATCATCCTCGCATATCATAACATTTGAAAATCCATTTTCTTTAGCGTGCTCTAAGATTCTGGCGAATGATAGGATAATGGCAAATGTACCATTACCGCACTGCATCATCCATTCGTTAGGATTATTTAACTTACTTCTATCAACTTCAATTGTTTGACCATCAACCGCATCAAAAAATTTAAACTCAATGCCAGCGTTTTGTAAATTCTTACTCACCAAATCCCTGCGATCTTGCCTCCGAGCAAGAGATAAGCAGTAGACTTGTTCAATATCACTAAACTTCATTTATAGAATCCTTGTACAATTTAATTGTATCGATCATTTTAAATATCCAATTATCACGCTTCTCAACAAATACTTGAGCTTCGTCTTCATTCTCTACACCGATTACTATTACAACTTGATCAATCGGAATACCAGTCATCTCCTCAAACATCACGCAGTATGCAGATGCTTGTTGAAAATAGTTACCTATATATTCTTTCTTCTTTAGCTTCCCTGCAGTCTTATAGTCTATTACTGATAACTTGCCATCAAACTCAGCGATACAATCTACACGCCCAGCTATCCCAAGATAGTCAGAGTATAGCGCACACTCCTGCGCCCGAACTTTACCTACACGCTTATCTAGAACTTTTTTAATCGAGCTGAACATAGCTCGCTCATGGGGAAGGAAGGATTTCTTATTAAGATTATTGTTTACATAATCCTCACACATCTGGTGGACATTAGTCCCTCGACGTGCAGCCTGAGTGGAAATGCGGTTAGCTTCTTTCTCACCAACACGCTTTCTCCACTCGGCTATACCTTTCTTTGATAGAACGCCAAGCACAGTAGTAACACTAGGATACCACCCTTTGGGGGTGCCATAATACCTACCACCGTGCATGGTAGTGGTTTCTAAATCATTAAAGTCAATAGGATCATGTTCAAACATTATAGTATTATAACCTATAATGTGAGAAAAGTAAACCCCTTATTTAATTAAAGATGCCCATGCCATAACATGTTTCAATATATTCCTTAACAAAGTCAGATCGTATAATATCTTCTGGCTTGAAGTCAATGTAGTCGAATGAATCCATGCACTTCAATACATTTACAAACTGAGCAATGCCTGACTCTTGATGATATCGCTCCGAGGTCAGGTCATCTTGCTTACCATCTCCCGAGAACATTATTCTAGAGTTCTCACCAACACGTGTTATTACTGTATTAAGTTCGCCCCAAGATAAATTCTGGAACTCGTCAACTAATACTATGGCATCATCCCAAGTTGTACCACGTATGAATGATGTGGTAACAAACTGAACCTTACCTTTCTGTTTCATTATTTCATATGCGTCGCCACGATTGAACATCTCACTGAACAATGCTTTGTATGGCTCTTCATATATTTTAGATTTTTCAGTAATGTTTCCTGGGAGGAATCCCATATCACGTGAAGGAACTACGCTTCGTACAATGATTAGTTTCTGTTTACCATCAACTTTATTCATTATATCTCGCATAGCAAGATAGGCTGATAGGAATGTCTTTCCTGTTCCGGCACATCCATGTAGAACGGTGTTCTTACCACTATTATAGGAATGGAATACTTCAGCCTGCGTATTCGTTAGTGGCGTTATTTCATTTAGCAGCAAGCCAGACTGCTGATTTCTCCGATTGGCTTTCTTTTCTTTTTTCTTTTGCCTTTTATCAATATAGTAGTCAATCTCATGAATATTGTTATCTGATGCAAAAGTGGATGACATGGCGTCTCCTTGTTGTTATTGTTATGTTGTGTTTGTAGTCCCCGAATCTTTAACACGCTTCTGGTGTTTCTTCTGTATTCCAGCGACCTTTGCTTGTTTGGTGGTTCGACCACCGACTTTCTCAGCAAGCGCAGTTCCAGGATGATGATCGGCAATCCTTTTAAGGTTGTCTTTCCACCCTGAGTCTTGCTTTGCTTGGAGATTTGTTCCCGACACCAGAGGCGGTGCCGATAGGATTAGTGATTTGATATGTGGGTTAGTTTCCAAATATTCTTCTCTACTACTTATGCTCATAAGTTTCGTGAATCTTTCACCTGTGTTTGTATCTTCAAAATCATACAATGGCATAATATACCTTTTGCTTTATTTATGCAGTTAGAGTATTGAACCAAGATGGTGTAGGACGATTACTCCATACCATACTAAATCTTTTCTGCTTTGTTTCATAGAATCGACGATAGCTTTCCACAGCATCATCGAGCATACATTCTGGGTTACTACCCATAGCCAATTTGAATGGAGTCAAATCACCTGTAGGTATGTTATCAGGCACACGTCTCAGAACTTCTCGTAACTTGGTATCAGTTGCATGAGTTTTACCATAGCGATAGCTGTACTCATCGCAAAGTGCCTCGAAGTGACGGACGTGCCAGATATAGTTCGCACTCGATTCCATAGTCCATACTGTACAAGGATGAGCCATGTGAACAGCTTTGTACAATACGTTCTCGCGATAATCATCAAGTTGCCAATATGAACTCATGGTCTTACCTGATACTGACTTGCGCTTACCAAAGTCACCATCCAACATACGATGAGCAGTAGACAGCATCTGAGCACTCTCTACGATCATCTTGACAACGTGTTTGTCACACTGCTCTTTCGCAGCAATGATAGGATCTTCATTCAAAATAAAAATATTCACATCTCTCTCCTAAGATCTTTGGAACCATGGCTCTCTCTCACGAGGCGGATCCTTCTTTTCTTCTTTCTTTCTATCAATATGAGTTGCTGGTTTATGGTACTTATCCATATTTTTCTTAACTGGATTTTTCCGATACTGAGTTTTGTTTCTCATTAGCTGCACTCTCCGCTTTGGCTGTAGCACAATCATCTACAGCTGATGGCTTATCCTTCTTACCAAAGATAGCATCCCAGTTATCATTGAACTTGTTCTGGTCACCAACCTTACGTTGCTTGCTACCTTTACCGCCTGCCCACTGTCCGCTCATAATTTTATTATTCCTGTGAGTAATGTTACTGTCATGACACTATTTAGCAAGATAAGCGCACGATCATTCCAAGCCAGACTTACAGCTAACCAGCCCAACGAACCTGCTAATGAACAGTACAGGTCAAGAGCATGATACTCTTCACCCGCACTTCTAAATGCTACCGCAAATAATATTATACCTGAGGCAAACCATTTAGTCAACCAGATCGCTTTATCGCTCACTTATCTCTCCGATATGTAAGACCAAGCCCAATCAACTCAAACACTAGAACGGTGAGGATCAAACTCCCCACCGCTAAACCTAAACCGAACAGAGCATCAACTAGCACCTTTCTTCTCCTGTTCTTTCTTCAGCTTTTTCATCTTACGATTAAACTGCCATTCAGTGATCATCTCAATCGTATACATTATCCAATATGTACTAGCGACACAGAACATCAACGCTAGGATTGTTTTCATGTTACCTAAAAATACGGCATCTGCCATTTGTAAACTTGTCATCGAATTAACCTCAACATATTTGTAAGACCTTTACTGGTCTGGAGATCGCGCAAAACTTTCGCACGAAACGGAGTCCGAAGTGACAGTAGAATCTCTTTAATCTTTCTACTCTCATTCGGGGTTACTGTTAAAGTCACGCCATCGTCAGTCATCACAGTATTCACTGGCTTAAACTTCTTTGGCTTGACTACCTCCCCTGCTGATTCGCTATCCTCGATCTTTCCTAATTGATCCCACATGGGCGTATTGATATATTCCGCATCAAACTCATCGTCAAAGATTAACTTACCATTATTCATAATATAACACTCCTATCAATTTACCCCACTATTATACTAAATCCAAAAAGAAAAGTAAAGCATTTTTTTAAATTATTTCTCTTAATTTTTGTAATTCTTCAGTTAAATCTGAGTGACAATTGCCTATGAATAAACCATTCTTCTCAACTTCATCAGAATTAGTGAGATCTCCACATACCTCATAATCAAAGTATGATAATAAATCTTTATTTTTAACAAAGTTTCCGCTCACTATAGGGCGACACTCAATGTTATTCTTCTCAAGTATTTGTATCAGTTCTTCCCTATCATCAACAATCATAGAAAAGCCAAACCAACTACTTTCCCCAACTTCTTTCTGCGTCCGAATACCAACAAAATCGCTCATTAAACTTTTGAATGTTTCAGCATTCTTTCTTCTCTGTTTAATCATTTCTGGAAGTTTCTTCAGCTGTTCTAATCCTATAGCGCCTGACATTTCTAGTGGTCTGACGTTGTAACCTGGAAGAGCAAACTTAAACGATTCTTCAAACGACTTGTCGCTTTTAATTCCAGTGACGTGATTCTTTTTGGGTAAATTTCTAGTCCAACCATGAGACCTGAGGCAAAGTAATATATGATACAATTCCTCATCATCTGTAACAACACACCCACCCTCCATTGTGGAAATGTGATGACTGAAGAATGAACTAAATGTACCCATTAACCCGAAACTCCCAGCAGACTTGCCCTTGTACTTCGCACCCATAGACTCACAGTTATCTTCAAGCAAAACTCTGTCTCCAATAATATCATTCAACTTATCAAAATCTAATGGATTCCCCAAAAGATTAACAGCCAATACAGCTTTAGTCTTGTCAGTTACAGCGCTCTTCAACTGATCAAGATCAAGATTTAATGTGTCTTTGTCTATGTCGATGAACTTTACCTTTAAACCATACTGTTGTAGTGGGGCATATGTAGTCGACCATGATACAGCAGGAACAATAATCTCATCGCCACGCTTTAATGGATTTTCTTTCCTGAAGAACATGGAAGCAATCATCAATAGGTTTGCGCTAGACCCAGAGTTTACCATCACCGCATACTTACTATCAAATGTATTAGCGAATTCTTTTTCATATTCGGCAACATGCTTGCCCATAGAATACATATCAGAGTCAATAACATTTTGTATTGCTTGTAATTCCTTTTCGTCCCACGTACTCGACGCCAACCTATACATTACACCAACTCCTTATAATAATCATACGTTTCTCTAATACCATCGAGCAGACTATACTTATGCTCCCAACCCAGCTTTGATAATTTAGTTGTATCTGTTTTCTTTCTTTTTACGCCAACAGGCATATCTAGATGATGTTCAAATTCATCTTCGTAACCAATCACATCTGCCACCGCTTCATAATATTCATTTATAGTGTGGTCTTCAGGCAACCCGAGATTTATATATTGAGGCATATCATCAATATTTTCTAGGAAATAAAATACAAAGTCAGCAACATCTTTAGCGTACATAAACTCACGTTGAGCGGTTCCGTCTCCCCAGATAACCACAGGTTCTCCAGTCGTTTTAGCTTTATGTATTTTTTGAATGGCTGCAGGCACCATGTGTGATTTTTCTGGATCAAACTTATCATACTTTCCATAAATGTTACAAGGAATTATAGTCTTATAATTTCCACCTATATACTCACAGTATCTGGCAACTGCCGACTTAGCAATAGCATAACCCTCATTGGTTGGGTGCATTTTACCATCAAAGACCTTATCTTCGCTTATAGGAGATACAGCATCCATTGGATACATACACGAAGATCCTAAGTTTATGAACTTGTCAATACCATAGAACTGGGCGCAACTAATCAAATTGAAACCCATAACAGTATTGTCGTGAAGAAACTCAGCACGGTTATTCATATTTGCATGTATACCGCCCACCTTACCTGCTGCGTGGATTATACAATCAATATCATCATGAATATCAAAAAACCTACCAATCGATTCTTTATCCATAAGATCTAACTCCGAACTACTCGGAGATAAGATTATATGTTTGTGATTATATTCGCGAATATTACTACCAACCATTCCTCGACCACCAGTCAATAATATTTTCATATTACACCCCCATCTCTTTTAGGTCTTCACGAACCATTTCTGAGCACATCTCCTGAACTGTTACTGACGGTTCCCAGCCCAAATTTTCTTTAGCTTTAGTTGGGTCGCCCAACAAACTCTCAACCTCTGCTGGTCTGTAGTATCTTGGATTCACTCTGCAGATAATATCACCCACGCTAATGGCAGGAGCTTCGTCGCCTGTTATCGAAACAACTCTAGCGACTTCATCAACACCTTCGCCAACAAACTCCAACTCAATTCCTAACTCTGCTGCGCTCCAGGTCAAAAACTCGCGGACAGTGTATTGTTCACCAGTGGCGATAACATAATCGCTCGGTTCATTAGCCTGTAGCATCATCCACATTAACCTTACATAATCTTTAGCATGACCCCAATCTCGAAGAGCATTTAAGTTTCCTAGATACAGACAATCCTGCTTACCTTGGGAAATGGCAGCAACTGCTCGAGTTATTTTACGAGTAACAAAAGTCTCGCCTCTACGTGGCGACTCATGGTTGAATAAGATCCCACTACAAGCAAACATATCATACGACTCTCTGTAGTTTACTGTAATCCAATGAGCATACAACTTAGCGACACCATAAGGTGATCTTGGGTAGAATGGGGTCTTTTCGGTTTGAGGATTTTCTTGAACCAACCCAAACATCTCAGAAGTTGATGCTTGGTAGTATTTACAATCTATATCCAAGATTCTTATTGCCTCAAGAATTCTTAACGCACCCAAAGCATCTACATTAGCTGTGTATTCTGGTGTTTCAAACGAAACCTGCACATGACTTTGCGCTCCAAGATTGTACACCTCATCAGGTTGGATCTCTGACATCAAACTGACAATATTCAGCCCATCAGTAAGATCGCCATAATGTAATACCAAGTTGGGGTTATCGAATATATGATCAACCCTTTCAGTATTGATAGTGGAAGATCTCCTCTTGATGCCATGAACCTTGTAACCTTTTTCCAAAAGGAACTCAGCAAGATACGATCCATCTTGACCTGTTATTCCTGTTATTAATGCCGTCTTCATAATCTATACCTTTCTTTCAAATAACCACCCATCGATGACTACATAATCCATTTCTGTTTCATCTAAACAAAGTAGCGCATCTTCTATTGTTGTCAAAATAGGATTGCCCCTAATATTAAATGATGTGTTTAATATAACAGCAATCTCTCCTCTATCATGTAACTCAGTTAAAATATCATAAAACCTTTGGTGTTGAGTCGAACGAACTGTTTGTAACCTCGCAGTATCATCAGCATGACAAACAGCTGATAGTTTATCTACATAATCAGGCTTTATGTATGGAGCATAACTCATATACTCAGACTCATACACATCATAAAAATACTTATGCATATCTTCATATCTACACACAGGAGCGAATGGTCTAAACCATTCTCTATACTTAACCTTTGAGTTTAACGTATCCTTCATCCCTGGGATTGACGGGTCGCAAATAATACTCCTGTTACCCAGAGCTCTTGGACCGACTTCCGACCCACCCTCTACAAGACCAATTATCTTTCCAGCTTTTAATAAATCGACAATACCTGAATTGTCAATCTTCTTAGCGCCTCGCTCTTCAATATAATCTTCTAGCTTTTCTATGTCCAGAATATCGAAACCGCTGTATGGACTAACAGTTCTATCAGGATGATCGAGTAAAAACATTCCAGTAGAAAGTCCACAATCGTTAGGGTTAGGGGGAACGTATAAATTCTTACCCAAACGGTCTAATCGCTTTTTGAGTTTTTGGTTAAATAAAACATTAAGAGCGCATCCACCAGTAAGAACAAAATTATCATAATTCTCAATGTAAGGTTCGACTAATGACATCGCGACATTCTCAAATGCCCTTTGCGCAGTTGCAGCAAAGTCATAACTTTGTTGCCCCTCGAAGCAATCCCGACCAAGAGGAATCCCGAAATCTTTTTGTAATTCTAATGACTCTTCCCAATGAACATCATGTTCCCACATCCACCAATGCGGGGATCTAAAATATTTTTCGAGGGGAGTAAGCCATTCTTCCCTAATATTACCATAAGCACAAAGACCCATAATTTTACCAGCGAATGGAAGTTCTAACTTATTAAATGGTGGAGCGTTATCTCCTCTCGCTTGTATCTCGGTCATATACCACCCGAGAGAACCATATGCGCATCCTAAATTATTTTGAGTATCGGAAACTGTATGTTGTAGATATCCACCCTCAGCATGAAACGCATTACACCAAGCCATATTAGTAGCGCCTTCAAAATCAGAATTACCGCCACCGTCCATCGATACGACAACTGCCTTGTCAAACCCAGACATATAATATCCAACTGAGGCGTGGTATAAATGATGGTGGAAGCACAACTCTATATTGTCTGTAAATATTTCTTCCAATAACCCACGGTCTTTCTCAATAAGCGTTCTTCCTAAATGCCCATGGTACACAACCTTTTCTATTGGCTTTGATATTTTCTTTATATATTTTAAGAAAGCAACCCTTTCGTCTTCAGTAGTATCCCAAGTTGGATCAGGTTGATCCCTGT